TAACGGGCACGGACGGCGACGCCTTTGCGGCCGACGTTGCGCATCCGCGCGAACTTGCCGACGTTGCCGCCGTACACACCCTTGAACGTGAGCGCGACCTCACCGACCGCGGTGCGGTTCACCGCGGCGAGACCGGCGGCGTAGCCAGTCAGTCTTCCGGCGAGCTCCCCCGCCGACCGTGATTCGCCCATCAGGCGATCCCACCGGGAAGGAGCTCGTCGGCGAGGAGCTCGAGCACAGCGTTCGGTACCGAGAAGCTCGGCGTGCCGAACTGGCCGGTGAACTCGTCGCCGTACGTGACGGTGCCACCGGCGAACTGCCGACGGAAGATGTGAGCGAGCATGATCTGAGCGCCGAGTTTGAACCGCGCATCAACCGACGCAGTATCGGCGTACCGGCCGGCCTGGTAGGTGACGCGCAGGTTTCGGTCCCCGACCGCGAATGTGGTGGTGGCACCGCCGCTGCGGCGCAACACCCGCCCGGTCACCGGGTCGAGCAAGTACCCATTCGCAGGTGCGGTCCCGAACGTCTCGGCCGTGAGCACGGTGCTCGCCGTGCCGGAGTATTCGGTGAACGTCGTGACCTGCGAGACGGGCGCCTTCCGAAGCCAGATGCTCTCCTGACCGCCGGAGTGCGCCTCGTCGGTGACCGTGCGGATCACGACGGGACCGAACCGCTCGTCGAACGCGAGCGACACCGCCGAGATGTAGCCCGCGAGCACGTTCTCGTGCGCCGACTGCGACACCTCCTGCTGCAACGCTTCCTTCGCCTCGGCGAGCGTGAGGATGTCCGTCGCCCCCATCACGCCCTCACGATCACCGCGCGCAGATCACCTGCGTGCAGGTCGACTTCCAATTCGATGAGCCGCCCGCCGAACTGCTCGACGAGTTCCTCGAGCTCGGCGAGCGGCACGTTGCGGTACACCTCGCCGGGGCGCACGTGGCCGCCGTCGATCCCGGAGTGCGGTGCGCGGCCGTCGGTCGCGCACGTGACGATCGCGGTGCCGCCGGGCTTGAGGTTCCGGACGATGCTCGCGACCAGGGCGACGACGTCCTCGGCGTGTTCGAGCACCTCGAGGCAGAGGATCAGGTCCGCAGGGTCCGCCCACTCGGCGGCGTCGCCGACGTGGTCGACGTTCGGGCCGTCGATCGCGTCGACACCGACGTACGTGACGCCGGCAGGCAACAGGTCGCGGACGTTGCCGTTGACGTCACGGGATCCGAACTCGACGACGAGCGCGCCCGGCTCGAGGTCCGGGAGTCGTGTGCGGACGTACTCCCGGACGGGCGGGTGCATGTCAGCTGAGCGCCTCGAGGATGTCGGCCTTCTTCGTGAGGCCGTCGAGGTCGACGCCGCGTTCGGCTGCGAGCTCGCGGAGCTCGGCGACGGTCAGCGCTTCGAGGTCGCTCGCTTCGTCGCGCGCCGTGGTGGCGTCTTCGTCGCCTTCTCCGGCGGCTGCTTCACCGCTGGCCGTGTCGGCGTCTTCGTCCGCTTCGCCATCGCTGTTCTCCTCGATCGCTGGGATCTCGTCGGGGTCCGCTTCACTCGCGTACCCGTTTGCGATGAGGTCGACCGCTTCGTGGTCGGGGACGTCGATCACGCCGCCCGGTTCGGGCCACGGCTCGCCGTTGCGGAACCCACCGATCCGCGTGTTCATTACGACGCGCATGGAGCGCCTCCAGTTCGGTTGTTGGCCGCACGCCGAGGCCGGCCTGCTCTCCGGGGGGACGAGGAGCAGGCGCGGCCTCGTGTGCGGGACGGTGCGCTTACTGCGGGAGGGTGCGCGCGCCGGCACGGATGACGTTCGCCGCGTACGCGCCGCCCGTCGTTGCGCCGGTCACGGTCACCACGACACGGAGGTAACGCTTCGCCCCGAGGTACCCGACCTCCTGGTTCGCGTTGCCGCCCGCGCCCGAGGTGAGCGCAGTGAAGGTCCCGGACTGCAACGACGCGGCGACGTCCGCTAACGTCGAGTTGTCGTCGGAGTCCTGGATCTTCGGGGTGTGGGTTCCGTCGGTGATCGTCCCTGCGGACAGGACGACCGCCGCCTTCTCGAACCCGGCGAGATCGACTCCGGTGCCGTTCGCCGTCGCGTTCCGCGTTGCGGGCGCGAGCGACTGGGCGGAGTTGATCTCCTTGTCGAAGTCCCGAGGCGCCGGCATCAGGCCTGCACCAGGAGCTTCACTGCAGAGGCATCCTGCACGAGCGCGTCCGCACGCTCGTACCCGATGAACCCGACCTGCAGGTAGTCCGCGTACCGTTCCTCGAGGCGCATCATGCGGCCGCCGTTGACCTTGCGGACAACGAACGCCGACGTGAAGTCACCGAACGCGATGGTCTTGTTCGTCGTCGCGACGGTCGAGGCCATGTCGTTGTTGATCGAGTACGGGTAGCCGAGCAGCAGGTCCGGGACGCCCGCCTGGACGGACGGCTCCCAGATCGGTCGGCCGAGGCCGGCGCCGCCGCTGTCGTCGCGGATCTTCCGCACGTACGCGAGGACGAGGTCGTGCATCTTGAACCGGCACCGGCCGGTGGCCCGGTACGCGGCGTCGACGCTGTGGATCAGGTCGATGATCTCGTTCAGCGTGATCGCCGTCGCACCCGAGGTCGTCTTGCCGGTGGTCGCACCGGTGATGTAGCCCTGCGGCTGCGACGAACCGGTCCCGGTGGTGAAGCGGGTGTTCTCGATGCGTCCGATGCGCTCACCCATCTTGCGGGCGATGAACGCTTCGATGTCGACGCCGGAGTCCTGGAGCAACTGGAAGCTCACGAGGATCGGGCCGGACACGTACGTGTACGCGCCGAGCTGCTTCTGGCCGAACGCCAGGTCACCTTCGTTCGTGGCCTGCGTGTTCTCGCCGAGCTGGTAGCCGACGTTCGCGGTGTCGTCGTTCGTCGGCCACGGGATCGCGTTGCCGGAGTCGGTCGTGAGCGACTCGGCTCCGTCGGCTGCGCCACCGAAGTACTTCATGGTCTCGGTGACCTTCGCCCAGAAGCCCTGCGGCACGGTGTACCCACCGGCACCGCCGGACGTGGTGCCCTGCGCACGCTGCTCTTCACCGACGGGACCGAAGTTCGCACGCAGGAGCGCACGCTCTTCGACTTCGAGCTCGCCGAGGCCGTGCCGCACGAAGCGCTCGAACGCGCTCCGGTAGTTCGACTCGGCGTCGGGTGCGGCGGCACCGTCGGCGCCGACGTGCACGGTGTTCTCGTCGATCGCACGGAACTGGCTGTCCAGCGCCGCGGTGCGCTCGAGGTTGGCGATCTGCTCGCCGATGCGGTCGACGTCGTCGAGCGCACGGGTCCACGCGGCGTCGTCCTCGGCGCTCATCTGCTCACCGGCGGCGTGCCGGCTGTTGAACTCCTGGGCCTGCGCCCAGATGTTCGCTCGCTGCTCGCGCAGCTCGAGAAGGGTGGGCATGTCAGATCTCCTTGAGGGAGGCCATGCGCTGCGCGTTCATGCGGAGCGCGTTGGGGTGGATGGCTTGCGTGCCCGTGGGTTCTGCCGGCGGGCTGGTTTCGCGAGTGGACTCGGCCGGCTCGCTGGTCTCGGTCCGCGTGGTCTCAGCCGGCGCGGGATCGGTCGAGATGGTTGGGAGCTCGTCGCCTGCTGCGAACGCGCGCAGGACGGCGTCGGCTTCGAGGTTGTTGCTGCGGCAGAGCGCGTCGAACGCGGCCATGCGCAGCGACGCGTCGGTGTCTTCATACGCGGGGTACGTGACGACCGAGACGTCCCAGAGTCGGATCTCGGTGAACGTGATCAGCTCGTCACCGTTGTCGACCTCTTCACGCTTCCACGCGACCGGGTCGAACGCGAAGCTCATCTGCGAGATGTCACCCCGCTCGAGCAGCACGGCGAGGTCCTGCGCGTACGAGACGGGCGCCATGTCGGCGTCGACCTCGAGCCCACTGTCGGTCGGGTTGAGGCGGAGCGTGCCGGCCTTGTTGCGCGCGAGCAGCAGGTTCGGGTCGTGGTTCTGCAGGAACCGGATGTCCGCTTCCTTCAGCGTCTTCGTGACCGCTTCCGGGGCGATCTGCTCCCAGTAACCCCAGGATCGGCCACCGATCCAGGTGCGGCTGTTGAACACGATCGCAGTGCCCTTGAAGCCGATCGGCTCGCTCTCACCGTCGGAGCGGGTGATCGACGCGCCGGTGACCTTCGCCCGGTAGCGGATGCGGCCAAGCGCGTCGACGGGGTGTTCGAGCGCGGTTTCGCCACGCCCGAACGTGCGCGTGCGGTCAGGAAGCAGAGTCGCTGCCGGCATCGGAGGTGCCTTTCGCAGAGAGCGGGACGAGCTCGCCGTCCACGCTGATGAGAGTGAGGTTGCTGGGCGCGAGGAACTCGTCGAGACCGTCCTGCGGTTCGAGGTTCTCTCGCGCTCGGACTTCGTTGCGGTTCATCCAGCCGTCGGTGATCGCCTGGTGGTAGAACGCGGCGCGCGCTGCACTGTCACCTCGCAGCAGGCCTTCGAGCGCGTACTCGGCGTACCAGTTCCCTGCGCTCCATCCGCCGGGCAGGAACTCGCGGGTGACGCGCTGCTCGAAGAGGGTGAGCCACTGCCGGTCCGTGAAGACGACGAACCCGGTTGTCTGCGCTTCGATGCCGGTGCCCCACGAAGTCGACTTGTCGACGTCGCCGAGCAGGTGAGGTGGCACACCGAACAGGCGCGCGATCTCGGTGACTCCGAACTTGCGGGAGTCGAGCAGCTGCGCGTCGGCGGGCGGGATGCTGACCGGCGTGAACTTCAGGTCGGCGTCGAGGACGACCACGTTCCCAGACTCGGCGCTGTTCTTCAGCCGGTCCTTCCACCGTTCCAGCACCCGTTCAGCGCTGCCGTCCTTGAGCACCTTGCCCTGCGGGGCGAGAAACCCGGACACG